TCGGTAGTGCGTCCATACCACTGGGCAGGGTACTTAGTTCCTTCAGCGTCTGTCCAACCCCTGCCGGGTTTCATTGCTTTACCTTGATATGTCCACATGATAATTACCTTGCGTTTGAATACTTGAATGGTTGTTCTGCGAAAGCTAAGTAGATGAAGTTGTTTCCAGAGCCGTTCACGGTTGCATAATCAATCCTTAGCTTGAAGCCATTAGAAAGAATATCCAGATCGTGATTGCCTGAATCTGATTCAGCAGTGCTTTCGTTTGCCTGAACAGTTTTACCCGCTACGTTGAATGTGTTTCTTTCAGCGTCCCAGATATACCAGTCTGCCGTTGCTACGCCTGAATCAGAACGTTTCACCATAATCCACTTCGGTCTGAAACCTGTGTACACAAACGTGCCATTAGTCGCAGAACCATTACCTGTGTATGACCCCACCTTGCTGAAACCGTCAACGCTGTGGAAGCAGTAGGCGATGATATTTGCACCACTTCTGTTAGCACTAACATGAGTTCCTACGCTGAAAACAGAACTTGTTGGCGCTGTGTCATTCCAAAAAGCACTATTATCTACTGCCGCATCATTTAAATTTAGCCACAAGTAGTCTGTTTCAGCATCCGATGCTACACCTTTGTGATATACAGACCAACCGTCAGCATTAGTTCTTGATTTACAAATAACCATCTCAGGTGCGCTAGATAAACCGTGGCCTACTGTAGCCGCTGATCCAGTGCCGGTATAAGAAACAATACTAAACCCTGCATCGGGATTCGCAGACACTGTGGAAGTGATTGAGCCATCTGTGTTGGATACACCAGTGCCACCTGCTTTCCACGCCCAAGCAACAGTAGATACACCAGAGCCGTTTGTTCCTGCATTAGTAACGTCAAAATACAAATTACCGTCAGTAGGAGTATTTAGTTCGCAATCGTCATTAACTGAGTATGAACCTTCAGCAACAGCAACGGCTGTATAAATGGCTGTATCGTCACCACGAATACTATCAAAAATCCGAGGCAGATAAGCGGCACTTCTTGATTTTATCCAAACCATATCAACTGATGGTAATCCAGTATCTACGGTTAATGCGGATGCACCAGTATACAAAGCCACATTAAAGTGATCTTCAGGCGTAGCATCCTGTGCAGGGTCAATGACAGGATCAGGTAGGTTGACTGTGCAAAGAGCTTTTGCATCTGTTGGGACAGTGTACTTAAAGTCTCCGATGCCGTTAGCGTCTGAGTTACCGCCTGCTGTGGTGTTACCTGCGAATGTAGAGTCCTGTCCAAAATTAAATATAAAAGTTGACAAATACGCACTAGCTGAAGGGACAAACGTAACTGAACTTAATGCTTTTGGAGCCTCATTTGAGTCAGTATCAGGATCACCAGAGTCAACCCAAGTGCCATTGATTCCAAACCACATTTTACCGTTGTCAGAATCGTAACAAATGTTTACATAGTCGCCTGTTGTGAATGAATCACTTGCAGTCTGAGGCGGACTGTCTTCACCTACATAAACATTATTGATTGCCCCTGTAAGACCTAGACCTAAATCTCCAGTGCCTCCGGGCTGATCTAATGTTGTGTTTTGTTCTGTGTCAGATAACCCTAATGTGCCTCTGTTGCCTGAAAGAACGTAAACTTCCCAGTACCATTTACCGCTATTAGGCGGCATACCCATTGTGGCAAAAGATGTATCAAGAACATTTGTTGTTTGATTATATTTAAGATTGCCTTCCGCAAATACTGCAACGCTTTCTTTATTGACACTGTTTAACGTACAGAAGTTATTCGTAGGCGAGTCAGGAACTACATCGCTTGCAACTAGGTTGTTGACTGTAAAGTCATTCGTGTTGCCAGACTCATCATCACCAATAGCCGCACCGTCTGCAAAGTCTAGGTAGAACCCGTTTGTGCCGTAGGTGACCGAGACTTCTTTAGGAACCCAGATGCCAGACTTCAATTCACCAAAAGTATCAGCATCGTAAGCTGTGCCGTCTGTGAAGTGGGCTTCGGCTAAGTACCCATCTAAATATGATCCTGATTGGTCAATGTATCTTCCAATGTATTGAGGCGAGCCACTATTAAAATGAGCAGAATCTGCATTTAATGCAGGGTCAGTTGATGTGCTAAAGGCTGTAATCCTTTCACCGTTTAAATAAATTCTAAGACGATCAGAAGCAGTAGCATCACCGGATTGATAACTAATAACTAAATGATACCAAGCACTAGGATCACGAAACTTTTGAGTTGTGATGTATCTAAAAACATAAGAGCCGCCATAAGATGCAACTTCCAAAGTATCATCTGCCGCAATATACACGATGTCTCTGTTGTTTGATCCGTTTGTTCCTTGACCAAAAAGAAGCTGAGTTAATCCTAAGTTAGCCCGTTTAAACCAAAACGAAAGACTCCAATTATCCTTATCTCCATCTGCCGCAGGATCAAATGTTAGATAAGCACTATTGCCATCTTCAAACCGCAAAGACTGGTCAATAGTCTTGGGGTAGAACGCTGTTACACCAGAGCTTTTAGCGTGGCCTTGGATGATCGCCATTAAGCACCTGCACTTGTGATTGCTTGTGTGACCGCAATAGCCACATTAGTACCATCAGAGTAGTAAGACATAAAGTACACACCTGCTGTACTAATGGTAGTCAGATCAGCGGCAGAGATGTAGGTTGTAGCCGCCGCAGTGATGGTCACACCTGCAGAGTTGTCTAACCAAATGTTTCCAGACTGTCCTGCTGTAATGTTTGTAAAGGTCAGTGCCGCACCAGATGTAGGCGTACATTTAAAATTGTTAGTGGCGTTCATGTCAAATGACAGATCGTTGTCTGTAGTCACTGTACCACGGAACGATGCTGTTAGGGTGTCTGCTGTATCAGCCTTGAGTGTGTCAGCGTCATAGCCCTGAACAGTCACACCGATGTCTGCATCAACTACAATGGTAGCATCATAGGCTTGAACGTCTGTACCAATTTCAAGACCAAGGTTTGTACGGGCTGTAGCCGCATCGTTGAGATCAGAAAGGTTGTTAGCAACAGTTAAGAAGTTTGCCGCTGTAAGAGCAACATCAACCCATGCAGAGCCGTTATAGGCTTTGAGGTTGTTACCAGTTGTATTAAAGTAGAGGTCACCTGTTGTTAAAGCGTCCCCGTCATTGTCAACGGTTGGATCACTTGCTTTAGCACCTAAGTAGATGTCATCAAAATTATCAAGAGCTAACTCAGCCGCCGCTTGAGCAGTCTCTGCCGCTGTCTGTGCAGTCTCTGCCGCTGTTTGAGCCGTTTCCGCCGCTGTCTGTGCAGTCTGTGCTGACGTTGCGGAAGATGAAGCCGCAGATGCAGAACTAGCCGCCGCAGTCGCAGAGTTTTCTGCTTCTAAGGCTTTTTCTGTAACTTGGTTGATGGATACGTTGGTAGTAGCGTCACCTGCTCCACCTGTGCCACGATAGACTGCCACGTTATCTCTCCGATATTAGAATTAAGACAGGGGAGCCTGAATAGACTCCCCCGGGGTTAAGTTAGCTTAGGCTGGGAAGATTAGTGCCAAAGCTGACTCAGGACGCAGTACCTGAATACCGTAGAGAGTGTCTGCTGTGAACAGATCACCCAAGTACTCTTGCTTGTACTGAGTTTGTGTGCGAACACCCATTTGCTCTGCGAAGACCATCGCATCACGGTGTCCAAGGATACCTGCCTTAACGTCGACAGTAGCGGCTGTGTTGTCAGCGGCTGTTTCGACTACTGGGCAGTTTGTAGAAACGTATACATCGATACCGTAGATGCTACCGATTTGTCCGTTCTCTACAGGACGGCCTGACACGAAGTCAGAAGAGTTGTAACGTGTGATACCACGAAGGGTCTGTACAACTGAAGGAGGAACGACTAAGAAACGCTGATCCATAGGAACATCGTTATCATCCAACTCTTTAACAGCTTCACGGAAAGCGTCGTCCGTAAATATGTCAGCATTTGCAACAGTGTCAACTGCGTATGCAGTAAGATCGGTGGTTGCGTCCATGTAGAAAGAGTTAGAGTGAATCCAGTCAGAACCGGAACCGTTGTCGTCACCAAGACGCTTACCAAGTGTGAAGAGGTCAGTATCAACCTGCTTCGCAAGTGCATAGCCTGCGTCTGAAGTGTAGAACTGACGAAGTGACGCAAGCGCCTGTACGTCAGTGATGTCTTCGATCAAGCGTGAATACTCATAGTGCTTGTCGATAGACACTACAACTTCTGATTCAGTTGCCGCAATCAGTGTTACCTGAGCTTCAGCAGTCTTAGCAGAAGCGTCGCCACGTGTAGGCTTAGGGATGTGAAGTGTGTCACCCTTCTTGCCTGTCATTGGCATACGATTTACAAGATTGGCAAGTACAAGAGATTTCTCATATGCCGCTACGATTTCGTCACTCCAAATCTCTGGGATGAAAGTAGCCCCAGTAGTATTGGTGACATGGTTAGTACCAAGTGCCATTTTTAAAGCTCCTTAATGCTTTAGGTTATCTTACACGACCTTCAGCGTATGCCGCCATAATCTCATCAGACATGGCTGAGTACCGCTTAGGGTCTTTACGCATGAGTTCAATAATGTCGGCACGACGGTAGATTTTTCGGCTTGGAGCTTCTCCAGAACCTTTAGCAGTCCCTGTAGCGGCGGCTTTAGCTTGACGCTGACGATCAACTTTTTGAATACCTTCAGTGGTTGATACAGCTTGTCTGCGCTCTTTCCAGAGGCTGAGTAGCTCATCAGCACTATCAAAATCAAATTGTTGATCAGCCCTAAGATATAATTCAGTCCTCACGTTAGAAGACTTTACCCACTCTGCAAAAGCTTCGTCTTGGACGATCTCTTGGAAATCAGGGTGTTTGTTTTGAAGTTGACCGAGTATAGACGCTTGCTTTGCTTGCTTCGTATACGCTTCAGCTTCTTTAATCTTAGGATGGTTGTCAATTACCTTCCGTACAGCCTGCTCAGGATCATAGAAAAAGTCTATGCCTTCGTCTTCTTCCGACTGTGCCTGTGGGCTTTGTTTTTGTGTTTCGAGTTGAGTCTTTACAAAGTCATCAACGATTTTACGCAACTCTCCGACTTCAGAACTCTGCCGCCCAACTAGCTTTTCAGCTTCTTGGTGCATCTGTACAATCTCTTGTATAGACTTGTTGCGGTATTTTTCTGGAATGTCATTTTCCTGTTCAGTTACCTCTTCAGGCTGTTCAGGTTCTTGAATCGCCTCTTCAGGCTGTTCAAGTGTTGAGTATTCTTCGTTGTCGTCGTCTGTTGGACGCTCGATAAGTTTTGCCATATTGTACTCCGTGCTGTAAAAAGCATTATGGAAGTGATTATTTACGTGCGGCTCTTTCGTGATCCTTAGCCCACTTGTCATCAGCGTCGGGCCAACCAACGCCTTTGTAATGTGATCGGATCGGAGAGATTATCCTCACGGCGGTATGTCCACATTCGTAACAGGTGGTTAATTTATCTTCCGAGTCAACCCACTGTTCTTCAACGTGATTACATTCTGTGCATTTGAAGTCAAAGCGTTTCAGCATTTTCTGACTCCAAAATCATGTCATATGTTTCTTTCATAGACTCTTCAAAGTTTACAAGCCTATGAAGAATTATTCTTTCACCCTTTACTCGATTTAAAGAGGATTCATTTTCTAAATCTTCGATTCGATAAGAGTTTAAACTTTCTGTTAGGTCTGTTACTAACTGCTTCCAACCCGGATGCAAGAACAGATCAAAGTACTGTTCGTAGTACTTCTCATCTTCTTTGGTCAACACATTCTCCTATTGGTGCGTTGTCTATGTAGAATATTCTAGCATATTTCATGCCAAAAGTCAAGACTTGCTTGGTGTTGCAGGCTTTTTAGGCGCTACAGGCTTAGAAGATTGCTCCTCTAAGGCTGTAATTCGCTTGTTTAAGCCTTCCAAGATTTTGTTAATCTCGACTAGTACAGTATTAAATTCATTTTGTGTAATCATTGATTATTTTCACTCATTTGTTTATCTACAATCTTTTCATCGGAAGCAATAGCACGTTCCTTTAACAGAAGCTCTGCCATTTTCACTCTCCGCTGAAATTCCTTTTCATCTTCATCGCCGGGTTCTAGGTTTGTAACCAGAACTTTTAAACGATCTGTCTCAGCTTCATAAGCTGTAAAGTTAGTGTCTACAGAATTCTTTCTAGCTCTTGACATTGCTTCAGTTGCCTGAGCCTGTGTCAGCTCTAGTTGAGCTTGCTGTCCAGCCATCTGCATCTGAGCCGCTTGCTGTTGCAGTTGTTGCTCTTCAGTGTTTGGCTGATTAGCTTCACGTAGACCTTGAATGATCTGCTCACGATTAGACAGGTTCATGTTGTCCACAATTGATTCAATCAACATCGGATACATTGGTGACTCAGCAGGCATCGTCTGTAGGAGCTGTACAAGCTGTGTAACTTCATATTCACGGGCGATAATACCAAGCGATGAAGATGGTACAAACTTGTAGTCCTGAGCAGGATACAACTCTGGGTCAAACTGCATATAACGGTATGCGGCTTTCTCAACAAACGGTAACAAGAACGCTTCTTGGAAGTTAATTAACGTGCGCTTATGGCGCTTGATGATTGCTCCCAATGACATGCTGATACCAGCGGCTGTGGAGTCCCCATTAATACTTCCGGGAATCCCTGCCGCATCAATAGCCCCAGTTGCCATCTGAACCATTTGTTGCAAAGCGGATGCTTGGTTAAATGTGTTTCCATCCAAAGATCCAAATTTGAAGGGCTGTAGGATCTCTGCGGGATTGCCATTCGTAAGGATGGTCTTGCCGGGTCTAACTTCCATTTTTGCTCCCCGAGGAAGGCGTGAAGCATCAACAGCAAGCATAGGATGTACAGTAAGCGCAAGCGCATCAATTCTAGCTCTCAATTCAGTGTCTAAGGCTTTCTGTGCGTTGTAACCCTTCTCACAGATACCACGACCCCAAAACCGTCCGGGAACAACGTCCCAAGGGAATGCAACGATAGGACGATCTTTCATCATATACGGAGTTTCTTCAACCTTTAACAGTTGACCTCCGTTTGCAATCACGACAATTGCTTCAACGTACTCTGACGGCGGTACATCGAGTTCTTCAATTTCTTCTTCAGATAGGCCATCAGAAATTGCATCAACATAGAGATCAACGGGAATTAGACCGTAGTACTTTGTTAGACGTACTTTATCTTCGTCATACATTGTCAGCTCTTTATCAGCTTCAATGTTGACATTTGAATAGGTGTCTTCAAGGATAATGTTGCGATAGATGCCTGACTC